CTCATCTTCATAAGATGGTCTTTTAAACTCTCCCGCAACTTTAATTGTTATCTCATCACTCTTTGAGTTTGCCTCATCTTTAAAAGAGATTGAGACAAGATTTTTTGCAATTTGGACGCTTTTATCTTGACCATTTGCAATAAGCTCAAAATATGGAGTCTTTACCATAACCCGCTCACCTCTGTTTTAACTTCTTTTTCAAATATTGGTAAATAAACAATATCACCATCACTCAAAAAGCTCTTGTCTTGTAAGTGAGGATTTGCCTCAAGCACTCCGCCAAAATCTTTAAGAGTTTTATACTCACGATATACAATCTCATCAAGTCTCTCTTTGTTGTTTGCTTCAATTTGTCGCATTGCCAACCCTTTGCAAACTTATTTTGTAAGTCTGTTTTAAAAATGCACCGTCTCTCAAAAATGAGTCACGCTCTAAGTCAAGATTTAAAATAATAATTGTCATAACTTGACCCGTACCAAGTGCAAGAGTAGCCTCTTGTTTTTCTTTTGCCATTGTCTCAAAATCTTTTAATTGATTGATACTCTTTGCGATAAGAGTGCCGTTAAACTCAACACTCTCCTCGTAAGCTCCAATTGCTTGATAAGAGTTAAAATTACCAAGCCTTTGATTTGTTGCATATCCAAAAGACAATGACCTTTTAATCTTGTCAAGATTTGTGTCGTTTAAATCAAATAAAAAGTCACCAATTTTTGCTTGCATTACATCACCTCGTCATTTAAATTACGGTCATTATTTACATTTGACAACGCTTGCTCAACTGCCATTTGGATTTGAGCTTGTAACTCTTTTGGATTGTTAAGTTTTCCATCTGTTGTTGTTACTTTTATATCTCCAAAATTTACATTTACTTTTTGGTCAATATTTTGAGCCGACGGTTGTCCCGCAACCAAACTTGACGCAATAGCGGTTGACGCAATTGCTTTTTTTGGTATGCTCATTTTTGATTGAGTCGGTTTAAATGCTTTATTGTTTACACTTGAGCCAACCTTTGTTGATGGTTTTGACTCCTCATCATCACCACCAAAGCCAAAGAAACTTGCAACGCTACTAATTGCACCACCGATTGCACCTATCTTGTCACCTATCCAACCAAAAAACTCACTTGCACCGCCCGCAATATTTTCCCAAAGATTAGAAAAAAAGTCACTCACCGCACCCCAATTGTCATAAAGTAAATATGCAAGACCCGCGATTGCCGTTACTGCAAGACCAATTGGATTAAGTAAAAATATCCGTCCAACTGTTGCCATAACACCACCCAAAAAGGTAAAAGCACCCGACGCAAGTCCAAGACCCGTTGCAAGTGCGGGCATTGCCATTGCAACCGCTCCACTTATCATTGCAAAAGTTCCCATCACAACAGCAAGACCACCAACGATTGCAATACCCGTTGTTATCATACTTGTAAGCTCGGGATTTTTTTCAATCCACGCACCAACTTTTGTTGTAATATCTCCGATTATATTCCCAAGCTTTAAAGCAATTGGAGCAAAACTTTGACCAATAAGAGTTGTTACATTTCCAAGCTTTTGAGACAACAACTCAAACTCTTTACCCTTGTTTGTTGCTTTTGCCATTTCAAGAGTTTTTTGAGTTCCGTTTTGTAAACTTCCGCTCATTGAGTCAATATTGCTTGTAAGCGTGTCCGTTTCGTTATAAAGTAACTTTACAAGTGCAACCGCTTCCTCTGTACCAAAAGCCTTTTTAAGTTCTTGAGACTCAACCGCGTCAATTGTATCTCCGTATTTGTCCTTAATCGTTGTAATAATCTCGGGCATTGTCAAAAGTTGGTCGTTTGCGTCTGTAAACTGTAAGCCTAACTTTTCACCCGCTCCACCAACGCTTGATAAAAATGCACGATATTTTGTTGAGGCTTCACTCCCACTCATTGTTGCTTGTAATTGACCCAAGATTGACAATTGCTCCGCAAAACTTACGCCCGCACTTGTTGCACTTGCTCCAAGATTTGCCAAAGCGGAGCTCATATTTGCACCGTCTGTTTTAAAAGCTTGTACGCTTGAGGAAATACCCGCCGAAAAATACTCACCAAACTTGATGTCTTTTTCCTCTGCTGATAATTTATTCCAACCCTCGATTGTGCTTGCACCAAAAGACTCAAATTGTCCTCTATAAATACCAAAACCCGTTGCAAATAAGCTTGTCATTTCCGCCGTTGATGACTTTGTCGCACTTGCCGTCAATGCACTTATTTTTGTAAATTCACCGACCGCCGTGTCACTAAGTGAGGCAATACCCGACTTGATGTCATAAGAGGCTCGTACAAAATCACTTGCCGTTGTACCCGCAAATTGATTTGAAAATTCACGGGCGGACTTTGTGATTGCGTCAAGACCCGCTTGACCAACTCCAAGTGAGGCAACCTCACCTTGAGCTTTTGCCAAATCTTGATAAGCGTTAAAAGTTGCACCAAGTGGAGCAAGCATTGCACCACCCATTGCGGTACTTGCAACACCCATTTTTGTTAAGCTTTTACCAACTGCATTTGCTTTTTGAGATAACTTGTCTAAAGACCCACCGACTTTTGTGAGGGTCGCACTTGTTTTGTCTCTTGCATTTAATAAAACGCTTAATGATAATTTTTCCATTATTTAACGCCTTTGCTCATTGTTTAATATCTCTTTGACTATTTTTAAATAATCAACAAACTCGTCAAGATACAACTCAAGTTGCTCTTGCAAACCAAAATGCAATTGCCTCCCAATAAGGGCGGTTGCGGGGATAATATCCTCGCACCCTATGACAAAAAAGCTCTTAACGCACCAACTAATTGCATATAACTTGACGCGTCCCACTCCTCAACCTCTTGAGGAGTTACATTTAATCCCGTAAGATTTGATATAAGCATTGACTCTCTCTCGACTTCGTCGTTTATGTGAGCAACCGCCTTGAGGTCTTTTACTTTTGGGACTCTCATCTCAACTTGTTTGATTTCTTTACTATCAACAACGATTGCGTCCGTTAAATCAATTTTTATTGGTTTTCTTGCCATTGTTTACCCTTTTATTGTATTTGTGTTCTTAAGTCTGCTAAATAATCAACACCGTCAATCATAGCTATCATATTTGTTGTGTCAAACAACACGCCTTGAGTCCCGTCAATAGTCATACCGTAAAGATTTACCGCAACTTTGATTTTTCTCTCAAGCTCTTTGCCACCCTCAAGGTCACCATCATCAACATCAATATCACCTTGAATTGTTGCAACTAAAGGCACTCTTGTACCATCTTGAAAAATTGACCCTTTAAGTACAAAAAGCACTCCAAGACCGCTTGCGTTTCCAAGTGCCATTGAGGCAAAAACGCTTGAGCTATATTCTGCAAGAGTTATCTCACACTCAAGCTCTTTAAAAATACCCGTGTCAACTGTTCTCTCAAAACCTCCGCTTGTTTGCGATTGTCTTACTTTTTCAATCTTTGGTAAAGTAACTTTTTTACTTGTACCAAGATGACCAATACCATCAATAAAAACATTTATGTCCGTTAAAACTTGCGGTTTACTCATAATCTCTCTCCTTAACCATTAATAAAATTGATTAGAGTGTCACCCCAATCGTCGCTATAAACTAACTCAATATTAAGCTCTCTAATTGACGGCATATTTTGCACTTTTAAAGTCAAGTAAAATTTACCCGCCGTTACTGTTGCATTTGTATTTTTTTCCGTGTCAAAGTAACACTCAAACCCAATCACAACACCGTTACCTTTTAACTCTCTGAAAAAGTCCTCACACGATTGTTTTACAAAGATAAGTTGGTCGGCATTTCTATCTCTCGCCCACTTATTCGCCTCAAGGATTGCTTTTAACATTCTGTAAAATGCTCTTACTCTCTCTAAAGATTGCCAAATTGGGTCAATATCTGTTGTCTCAAATCCGTAAGACCTCCAACCGATGTCTTTTACAATTGACCCAACGCCGTTTTGTCTCAATCTTCTTGCTTCACAATCCGACCCGTCAAGATACTCAATAACTCTTGCCGTACCGCTCACGCCTTTTACAACATAGTTTGAGTGAGACTTTGCCCAACCAAACGGCTCGGCGTCTTTAAGTGCGATTAATCCCGCCATTAAACAAGACGGACTTAAAACCTCACCATCTGCATTTGCTTCAACACCATATAAAAGACAATGTCTTGAGCCAAAGTTGCTTGCAAAATTCATTGCCTCCGCTTCGTCTGTACTTAATACATCAATTACCGCCGTACCCCACATTTGAGACGCGATTGCGTCCATCTTTGCACCAACACTCACATCAAAACTTATAATTGGAGCGGTTATCAAGTCGGGCTTTACTCCAACAATTGCGTCCGCTTTTTTAAGCTCATCAAGTCCATCAAGTACATTTGTGATGTCTGTTGTGTCATCAACTGCAATTGATAAATGCACAACAATCGGACAATTAACACCTTGTAAACTAATACCTTTTAAACCGTTTCTTACTGTTCCCGTTGTGATTGAGTTTGTCTCACACCACTCAAGACCATCGTCCGCATTATTAAACTTGTAAAGTCCCGCCTCTGCATTTCCGTTTGCTGTTCCAACAATCGCAATTGGAGTTGAGCTTGCAACACTAATTGGACGGCTTGCTTGTACGCTTATACTTCCATTTAAACCAAAATTTAAATCCATCTTGTAACCTCTCTTATTTTAGATTTTATATTTAACTTTATGATAAATTTTTACCGACTTTGTCAATATAAATAAATCAAAACCTCTTATCCCAAGTAATTGCAACACCTCCTCAAAGTAAATATCCGCTTTTGTATAATCCTCAAGGTCACACAAAAAGTCGTGGACGATTACGGCGGGTAAAATATCACTCTTATTTGGAGGCATATACGACCAAAAAGCTCGCGGTATATCCGCACCGTTTGTCTCATAACCTTTTGGGATAACAATATCTTTGTAAACTATATCCTCAAGCACTTTGTACTTATTGCCGTGAAGCGGTTGCACTTTTACTTGAGCATACATTTACATCACCACTCTATCGCGTCAAGTTCTTCAACTGTTGAGGCACTTGATACTTGAGCTTTTAAAAGACCCGCTTTTTGTAAGAGTTGACCTTTTACAATCGCTCCATCACTTAAAACTTGTTTTAACTGCTCAACCGTGTGTTGTTTCCATTCCCACGACTCACCACCGTTTGCACTACACTTAAAATGTTGATCAACACCACTTGCAACAACTCCAATCAAATTAAGTTGGTCAAGTTCGTCACTTTGGTAAATATGAGGCTCACCAAGTGCATTTGACTCAAAACCACTCTCAATTGCTTGCGTGCAAGATGAGTTAATACTTACAACTTTTTGAGCTTGTATATCTTCTAATTTTGGAGCAATAAGCTCATTAAATTCACTCTCACTTATTGGAGTTAAACCGTCTTTTATTTGCTCATCTTTTGCGTTATCTTCATAAGCAAAAACTTTATTATTTTTATCTTTAAAGTAATTCATCTTTTATCCTTATCTTAGTTCTCGCCATTGATATATATAACCTGTTGTTGATGCTCGGTATGTAACACCATTAGGTATTATTAAATTAATTGATGTCCATTCAGTATTACTGCTTCCAAATCTTTGGTCAAATAATATACTATCAACTGTTATTTCACCTTTTTGATAACTAACAATTCCAAAAGTTATACTAATTGCAATAGGTTTACCCGTTGTATTAGTATAAGTAACCCCCGTATTTCTATTACTTGTTACATCTTGCCAACTTTGACCATTTCCAAAATCTTGAATATTTCCAAATAGTCCGTCCACATATGCTTTGGAGGTTGCGTGTGTCATATCTGTTGGAGTATTAACCTTAAAATATTGACTTGAATTACCATTTAAATTTGCTTTTCCTGATAACTGTAACAATGATACTGCCTCATCATCACTCACCGCGTCCGCAACCTTAAATCTTTGACTTGCACTCCCGCCAAGCAACGCAAAAGTATTGCCAAGATTTGAGACCGTATTTTGTAAAGCCTCAAGACCACTTTTGAGCCATTTTGTACGGTTTGCCAAGTGCTTATGAGGCAAATTGTCAATACCATCAACTCCACCTTGCACGGGGTCGGTTGTTTCAAGTTGATAAACTCCGTCGTCCCATTGTTCGACCTCTGTAATATCTGCCATTAAATCTCTCCTTTTATCTTTTAATGAGTGTAATTGCTATCGTAAAGCAACACACCGTCTCTTTGTTGTACTTGAGTTAATATTGCAATTAAATTACACCTTGCGGGAGCATATATCTCACATAACTCGTGAGCTCTTGTATTTTGAGCCTCACTTATACTTGTTTTGATAATTACTGCATACTCTGACCAATGACCAAAGTTAAACTCATATATATAAAGCCCGTGATTGTATTTCACCGACCCGTCAAAGTTGTGTGACCCGTCTCTTTGTACATTGTATTTGTAATTTTCTCGGTCTTTATATTCAACGATTACGGCTCTATTATCCGATGGACTCAAACCAAGTGCCTCAAGTACCTTTAAAATCGCCCATCTTGTACCCTTTTTTTTATGTAAGGTATAAGACAATTTAATATAAGCTCTTTTCTCACTTTCCTTAAGATATTCGTCCCATAAATCAACTTTTAAAGCATAAGCCAAATAAGGCAAAAACTTTGCGTCCACTTTGTCGGGGTCATTGAGATACTTAATCTCATCAAGTTGACTTTTAATATCTCCAAGTAATGTCTCGCTTACATTGTCAAGGGCTTTTAAACCCTCCGACTCAAACGACGGTATAAGTGATAATTTGCTCATCGCACTCACCAACCTCGTTATGCTTTATCACAACATTACTTGAGGGATTTGTTATAACAACCTCTTTGACACCCTCAACTTTTAAAAACTCATTTATCTCGGATAAAGTTACACTCTCACCGATTTTCTCTAAGTTTGCAAGACCATTTGACAAAGACTCTTTTGCATTGCTTACAACAACCGCCGTCTCATTATTTGGTAAAATCTTAAGCTCTGCATTGATTGAAAAATTGACAATCGTTGCGGGAGCTACGACAACCGTATCGGTCAAGGGTCTTGTATCATCTGCATTTAAAGCCGTTTCAATTCTGTTTTGCATAAGTGCGTCACTTGTCTTTGAGTAATAGTAAACATTTACAACACCCGCACTCTCATTTGCGATTTTTACATCAATAACTCTCTCATCTGCTTTATAAGTGTAAGACTCATAAGACTCAATACTCCCCGCCGTTGAAGTGTCCGCAAGTGATAACAAAATTCTTGCTCTCAACTCCTCGTCACTTTCGGGATTGCTACCGTTTGCAAACTCGTCAACCGCTTTTGCACTTGATACATAAGGCAAAGGCGTTGTAATAATTTCCGTCTTAATCTCTGTTGATGACAACTCTTTTTGAAGCTCAACAACTCCACTTGCTTTTGTTTCACCCGCCACAATCACAACATCGTCAAGCAATTTTGCCGTATAAGTTGCATTTGTATCGGTTAAAATCAATCCTTGAGGGATTGTCACATCAAAACTTTGAGACGCACTTAACTCAAACTCATAAGAGGCATAAGGTTTTGAGCCTTGAAGTCTCTCAACATTGTAAAAGCTTGCATAATTCTCAAGGTCACTTTGCGTTGATGTCGATAAAAAAAACGCTTTTGCAAGCTCATTAAATTGACTCAATAAATAAACCTCTCTATAAGAAAAAGCCTCAAGTATCATTTTAAACTCATCACTCTCAATTGGAGTCCAATCGGGTACTAATTGCTTAAAATTGTCAATATTGTTTTGTAATACCGTCTCAAAATCAAGCTCTTGCAAGACTTTGGGCGTTTCAAGCGATTTTATATCCATTTTCGACCTCCACACTCTCACCATTTGTCAAATAAATCTTTAAAGCAACGCGACCCGTCATTGCTCTCACCTCAAACTCAACGCTCTCAACTTCCACTCTCGGCTCATACTTTGTAATTGCCTCATAAGTGTATCTTGTCGCGTCAAGTTTCCACTCGTCGTTGTAAGTCCTATCTCTTAAGAGATACAAGTCACTCCCAAAGTCGGGACGCATTACACGCTCGCCTCTTTTGGTTTTAAGTATTCTCAAGATTGACTCTTGCACGCTTATTGCATAACTCATAAATTACCTCGCATTTGAGACACCGCCGTCGCTATCATTGTGAGTGTGACTCGTTAAGTTTCCTCGACTGTCTGAAATGTCACCCGTAAGGTTAATATTTCCACTCACACTTGCACCACTTCCACCACTTATTGCCAAACCACCTTGACCCGTGATAAGTTGTGATACCGTCAAACTTCCGTTGATTGTTACATCACCCGTGTTTGAGGTTGTTGCGGTTATGTCAACATTGTTTGCCGTTACCGTTGCCGATTGACAAATAATATTTATTTTATCGCTTGCCTCAATCTTGAGCTCTTTTGCACTTGAGTCATAAGATATTTTTGTCCCGTCCTCATACTCTTGCACCTCTTTTGAAGTGTTTGCACTCGGCTCTTTTGTTTTTGTGTTGTAAACACCTCTTAAAATTACCCCTCCGCTTGCTTCACCAAACGGAGCTAAGACCACAACTTGCTCACCAACTCTTGCGGGGATATAATGCTTTTTAAAAGCGTTACTTTGAGACAATACGGGTAAAAAATCCGTAACTCTCCCAAGTAAAGAGACTCTTGCAAGTGCTTTGTCGCTTTTTACTTCACTTATCGTACCAATTTGGATAAGGTTATTGATTTTATTTACAATTTCCGCCTCATTCATTTAAGCACCCCATTTGTCCGTGTCATATCTCACTATAAAAGTAAGTCTTGCACCGCCAAAAAGTTTCTCGGCGTGTTCTGCATTTATCTCACTACCTTGATAAGTACATTGTAAATTTAGTATCTCATCGCAAGTTGCACCAATATTTGTAATTACATCGCTCACCACTTCCCTTAAATGTTCAATAGTAAGCTCTTTATGACTTGCAACAATATCAATCTCAATCTTGAGACTATGAGTTGCGTTATATGAGCCTTGCTCAACATTGTCGTCCGTATCTCGCAATATTATTGCGGGTAAATCATCACCTTGAGTCAATGGTCTTTGCAACCACTCATAAACATTCTCACCCGCATTTGATAAGAAACCGTTTGAGACTTTTATATCTTTTAATCTGTAAATCAATTCCGTGATTATCTCTTGTCGTTTCATTATCTAATATCCAAAATAACTCTTGTTATGTCGTTGTTTTCTTTTTGTATATCTACAACACCAAACTCTTGCGTATTTATCACAAAACTTGATTGTGAGTTTATATTTGAGGCTTTTGATGTTGGTACAATAAAGCAAGGCACAAAGCTCGTTGACTCATAGCCTTTATTTTCAAAAACCGCCTCATATTCCTCATCAAAAATCACATTTAATGACTCACTTGACTCACCAAAAGAGTGAGTTGCTTTATCTGTAAAGTCAAAACCATCTTTAAAAATAGTATCAAGGTCATTTGTCATCAAGTTTTTAAGACTCATTACTCTTGCTCGTCCTCATCATCTAAAGCATTAATCAAGTCAATGATTTGCTCTTTTGTTGCTTTTGACGGCACATCAATACCAAGCTCGCTTGCATACTCAACAAGGTCATTTTTTTTCATATCTTCAATTGCGATAATATTATCATCGTCAATGTCAACATCAACCTCGACCGTTGACTCTGCATACTCTGCAACGCCTCTTGTAACAAGTTCGTGAGCCTCGCGTTTATTTACTTTTACCTCGTCACCTTTTTTGTACATTTCACCTCGTACAAAAATTGAGCTAAGGATTGCGACAACTATTAATTTTTCCATAATTTAAACCTTTTTATAAGTCAAGCGATTAAGCTTGACCGATGTTTGTTGTTGCTGAAAATGATTGAGCGTGTCTTGTACCAACATCAACACTTTGGAAACCTGAAATTGTATAACCACCCGTTTTTGAGTTTCTTTCCGTAATGATGTCAAGACCACCCCAAAGACCCGTTACAACTTGACTAAAGTCTCCAAAAATCATTGTATTTGCACCAAGTGCGTTTGTGATTTCTACATCGTAACCGTTGATTTGACCATTATCCATTATATAAATTGGTTGACCATCAACTTTTGGAGTTGTTTTTGCCGTTCCCGCCGTTGTTGCGTTCATAACATAATTAAGACCTCTTGCATTTTGAGCATTTACTTTTGTCTCCATTTCAACCGCTTTTGCAAAAGTAAGACCCGCACTCATATCAACCGCACCAATCCCGCTTGTTGCCAAAATCCCCGTTGGTTGACCGTCTGCTCCCGTACCATTTAAAGCACCCGCGTCAATACCTTGAGCAAGTGACATTGCCAAGTCATTTAATACCATTGCGTCAACTGATGGATTTCCTTGCAATAACATTTGTCTTGAGTAACCCGTAATTGCGTTGATTGTTTTTGGTGACATTGGTAAAAATCCAAGAGTTAAATCGTCTTGAGTTCCCTCACCACCCTCAACAATCCATTGAGTGTTCGCACTTGATAATTGTTTTGGTATTGATACATTTCCAACAAGACCCGTTAAAACTTGACCACCAAGCTTTGAAATAATCATATTATTTCTTAAAACTTCAATAAAGTTTGCACCAAGCACACTTGTCTCAACAACTGCGTCACCGCTATTTGCAACCGTTAAATCTCTTTGAGATAAAATATCGTGAGGCACATAAAAACCTTGAGCCGTAACACCCGTCATTTTTTCAACTGCTCTTGATAATTCAAGCTCATAACCCGCTTTTGACCAATCACCCGTGATTTGAGCTCTTAATGCTCTACCAAGTGAATATGCTTTTACTTCGTTTTGTGTAAGACCTAAGTCACCATTGCTTGCGTTTGTGTTTATATTTTGTCCGTTTTTCATATTATCCATTACCTTTGCTCTAAAATTTGATACACTTGTATCACTTGCGATTGCTTCGTCTGCTAAGTCTCTCACATTGAATTGACCACCAATTGCCTTAATCTCTGCAACTCTCTCCCGCTCTGCTTTTAATGTTGTATTTTGTACATTTTCCACATTAAGGCTTTTTGCGTCCTCGTTTGGAGTTTCCTCGTTTGAAGTTGTAAGCTCTTGAGTTTCCTCTTGTTTTACTTCTTCGTTTGGAGTTTCCTCTTGATTTTTTTTATTTTTCAAAGTATTAACCTCTTTATTTAAAATTTTTACAACTTGCTCATCAAGTTGCGACTCTCTCCCAACACCAATTGTCGCGTCTGCGGGGACTGAAACTATCGAAATTTCAAACGGCAACCAATTAGTGACTCGGTAAGTTTCCACACCGTCCGACTCACTCTCAAGCCTCATTTCGCTGATAGAGTAACCAACGCTAACATTTCTCATAATCCCGTCAACAACATCGCTAAACACTTCTTTTGCTTTTTCGCTATTTCCAAATCTAACTTTTGCAAGTCCTTTTTTGTCCTCAACTTTTGCAAATTCAACGACCCCAATCACAACATCACGGTCGTGATTAAATAGCAACGGAGCGGAGTTATTAAGTCTCTCCATATTCACCGATGTTGTTGAGTGGTCAAGTATTTCAACTCCCCAATATCTCTCGTAAGGTTCTTCACTTGAAAAAGACAACTCAATTGTCTTGTTTGTTTCGTCAACTTGTCTAAATTCCAAGTCTCTAAATTGCGGTTTTAGTTTCATTAATTTTCTCCATTTATACTTGATAAAATCTCTAAAAGTTGAGCGTCTCCAAGTGTTGTAATTTTGTATTGTTCTCTTAAATCTTTTTCTCTTGCAAGCTGTTGGTAAATCTCCTCAAGGTCTTGACCATTCTCACTTGCAATTTGAGCCATTGTTTTAAATCCCTCTTTAACTGCAAGTATATTTGCCGTCGTATCTTTTAAAGGGTCAACCCACGCAAAGGCTCTCGGTAACCAATTTGGATTGTTAAACTTGTCAAACTTTGTAAAAGGTAACGCAACCGCACCCGTTAAAAGTGACATTTTTAACCATTCTTCATAAATTGGAGTCATAAAATGCTCAATCATATAAGATTGTAAATCTTTCCAAACATCACGCTCCTCAAGCACTCCCGCTCTTATACTTGAATAAGAAACGCCCTCAAGGTCATTTGCCAAAGAGTTGTAAGATACATCAAGACCCGACGCGATACCTCTTAATATTGCTTTTTCAAAATCTGCAAAGTTGTTTGTTGAGTCTTGAGGG